TTAGTGTTGATACTATTGATTAATAGGTGTGCCAGAGGGTCTGTTTTGAGTGGCACAGCATGGCACAACTGACAGTATAGTTGAATAGTAGACGATTTAGCAGTGGCACAGTACTAAAAGAGGGTTAAGTGTATGCAAATAGTGTATAGGTAGTCAAATAAGGGTTGGTATTGGCTGTTCATTTCTAATGTATCCTGCGCGCGAAGGTTTTTTTGGTTTTGTTAAAAATTAAATTGCCCTAAAATTCCACTTATAGTATAAGAAGTTATGCCCAAATCTAAAAAATCCAGAAGAGCTGATACCTATATTAAATCTAAAAACGTTAAAGAGGAAGTTAAATTTCCATATTCTAGATATCGTATCGAATGGATCGATATCATTACGGAAGGCGGCTGGGGTTCCGAAAGAGAATTTAAAGCTATGAAACTTGCAACACCTATTAGTGAGGGTTGGTTATTCTCTAAAGATAAAGAAACTGTAAAGATATTTGCCGGGTATGATGTTGAAGAAGATGGATCAATTCATTTTTCCGAGCGTTCAGTTTTTCCTACCTCTTGTGTTAAAAAAATGATAAAACTTCATTAATGAAATATTACATTGATAAAATAAAACTTCAAATAGAAGTTTTTTGTGTGGATCATCCATTGTTTGTGGCCTTTAGTTTAGGATTCATTTTAGGTGGATTAATATTCTCCTAATGCCTTTTAAATCTGAGAAACAAAGAAAGTGGATGCATATTAACAAACCAGGTATGGCAAAACGTTGGGAAAAAGAAGAAGCCAGCGGAAACTATAAAAAGAAAAAACCCAAACCTAAAAAAAAGTAATGAATAAAAAATTTAAATACGATGGCAAGTCAAGGCCTGCAGATAATACATACAGAGAAAACTACGATAGTATTTTTAATCCAACTTTGACTAAAAATATGAAGCATGTTAAATGGAGCCAAATTCCACCTGTAAGAGGACCTGATCCTCAAGGTCTTAAGAAAAAATAATTACTATTCTATTTCTAATTCGTCTAGTTTAATTTCATCTGGAGTTATGTTAATAATCTCTTTGTTGTCTTCTAATATTTTACGTAGTCTATCTTTGATCTCATCTGAACTCATATTATCTACATTACCTGTCATAATTAATTTTTGATCAATATATAAACCACCTGCTTTACCTCTAGCAACTTCTGCGTTTACTGCAGCACTCCACGCTTTAGTTTTTAAAGCTTCATCTCTAATTTTAGCTAATTCTGTAATATGCCCTTCAAAGTTAATACCATACTTTTCTTGGACTTCAGCGCGCAGCTCGCCTATGTACTTTGCAACTAATGGGTAGTACTTTGGATTTTTTAATTCACTTGCTCTAGATCTCGAGCTTGCTGTATAACCTGCTTCATTTGCACATTCTGCCGGAGACATCTTACCTTGATTATATACTAAAAGCTCTGCAAACTTTCTTTGTTTATCTGTTAAAATTGCTACTCTTGTCATATGGTTTGACTTATACAAACTTGTACGATAAAAGTCAATGCACGATGAATGAAGAGACAAAACTGTGGAAGAAACTTAAGAAAAACACACCTAAAATACTATGGACTAGACTGGAATCATGGGCTTCTTTTGGAGTACCGGATCTTATTGGTTATCATGATTCATGCGGATTATTCATGGTTGAGCTTAAAATAGCTAGAGGTCCAAAAATATCATTTTCTCCCCACCAAAAACTCTGGCACTATACACATACAAAAAGGAACTTTATTCTTATTGAAGAGCCTCTTGCTCATTCAATAAAACTTTATCAAAGCTCCACGATCAACGGTCTGCTATCCGACCACCGCGAAACGCCATGCTTGGCGATTGACGATTGGGCCCACATTCAGCGCTTGTTGCTTGACGCTTCGCTTGACGCTTGACGCTTGGCTTGAGGCTTGGGGCTTGTGGCTTAACGCTCATCGCTTGACGCTTCTGGCTTGAGGCTTGTGGCTTGTGGCTTATACCATCCTCCAGGTGGCTGATTCTCTTCATTTAATTTTTTAATTAATTTGCTTAAAGTTGTAGTTGGCGCACGCCCGCGGCCGTCCGTCGGCAGCTTTGGGCTAATGGCCTTCTTCACGTGTGAAGCTTTTCTAGTGTTTACCATAACTAATATTTTTAATTTCTTTGTTCCAGCATGCTCTACAATCTCGACACTTGCCGCCTTGATTAGGGGCTGGGCAGCTGGGTTTCCCATCAGTTACCACCGTTGAAGAATGGGACCAGGCGTTGCCTGCTGGTTTGTCAACCTTGGATCCCGATAACCTGATGATCATGTTGTCCGGAACCGCTTCAGGGTCCGGCAAGTACTGACGCTCTTGTGTTGGCATCCAGTGCTTAGTGTCCGGCGTTTGACGTGCTACTTCTAAAATTTTGGCCATATGCTCGACGCTTTGAACGTCGCCGGCGTCGTGCCATCTAAACCATTTTTGATTTTTAATTTTTGCCGCCATCGCTTCAACCCATTTCGGGTGTTTGATAGCGTCCAGTCTTCTATACTGGGCCGCCTTAATTGCTGGGTATCTTGTGTAGTTGCCTTTCATTGCATAACATCCAAAGCAAGGCGTGCCTTCAATCTTTGCAAGCTTCGCGCCAGTTTGACAGGCCCAAGCCGGAAGTGAATAACTAAGGCCTGGCATTTTTGAAGTCTTAGTAAATGAGTCTGTAATTTTTAAAGCTTCTTTTATTAACATATTATTATCCTTTCTGTTTACTCTTATATAATCCCATATCCTTAAATGTCAAGTATTTAATTGCTTGACGCTCGACGCTTGTAGCTTGTGGCTCGTTGCTTAGTTTCCAGCGTTTCGCGCTTCAGGTCCTTGAAAAACTTTTTGCAGCTCTTAACATAGGACCGCGGGAGGTGATTGTGATTTGTTATAAAATAATGTGTAAGATCTCGATGTTTAATTCTCATATTTATATCCTTTCTAATTCTTATATAGTCCCATATTCTTAAATGTCAAGTACTTAATTGCTTGACGCTCGTATCTTTTAATATTTTCTTTGCTAATTAGAATCATTCTAAACTGCTCGACGCTTGACGCTTCGCGCTGCGTGAAGCTTGGATTCATATAACCGGTCCCACTCGATGATCAGTCGACTTAGCAGGACCGGTAAAACTCCACCTATGAAGAGGCCCGCCAGAGGCGTGACTTACGATCGGTTGTTTATCATTTTACTGGCCCTTTTTTATTCGGGGCGGGCCAGCCTTATCCCACTCTAGAAAATTTCTAGGTATCATAAATTCTTTGATCAGTTGGTGTGACTACGTAGGCGGGGATCTTATTACGCGTTATACAATCCCAAATCCGTCCGGATTTCGCGACCTAAGTTATAGAGGTTAACCCTCAGTAAACACCATCCGATCCCTGATCTATTGTCAGCAAAAGCTGATCGGGTCAACCCGTCCAATAGATCAGGGATCAGTCCCGGAACTAAAATTAGCTTCTCACTAATCGATTGACCGGGAATCTCCGTACTTGCTTTTTCTGGTGCAAGTCCCATGATCACTTGAGTTTATATCGCCGTAGTGAACAAAAGGGCGAAAACAATTCAGGGGAATTTTTAGGGTATCCCCTGAACCTAAATTATTTATTTCACCTAAACAGAATAAATAACATAAAATAGTTATAAGATATTATGGGAACTAAGTCAAGCGTTAAATTAAAATAAATTTCTTTTTATTTGTTGACTTCTATTTACTTATAATGTATAATCCCAGATATAATCAAACAGAAAGAAGAATAAAATGAATATAGATAAACAATTTACAATTACTTATTATGCAAAAAAACATAGTAAGCATATTACAAGACGAGGCAAGTGGGATAGTATGTGTAGATATTTTACTACCAAACTTGGCAATGCGTGTATAACATATTTTGATGTTGACGCAAATAATTACAGGACTTGTTCAGGTAATTATAAAATAAGATACTAAACATTTGACAATGAGTGGGATTAATATATAATCCCACTTTATTATTAACCAACAAATAGGAGTGAGAATGTCTAAAATCAGAATGAATACCGAATTGAGAAATAAACTTTTCGGCAAGATAAAAAATGTCTTTGAGAATGAGGACACACAAGAAAGAGAAGATTACCTACAAGCAAGAGAGAATGTTGACAAAGAATATAAATCAACATTTGAACTAGCAAGACAAGTAGTTGAAAGATCATATCCACCAGAAGATGTTGCAACATTAAGAACATTTAAAAAGAAGTATGGACAACCTTGTGATGTTGTAGCCAAAGATAAATGTTTTTACTTTGCACACAATGAGGGTGTTGACGAAGATGGAGAAAAAACAGAAACTAAATCACACTTTGATTTTGGATTATTTGGCAATTTAAATGGTACTGAATATAGTAGTGATGATGGTAGAAAGTTTGCTTATGCTTATTTAAGAGAAGATTTAAAAGCATTGGACTTAAATCCTGATATCCTTGCACAGCATGATAAGAATGAAAACAATCCACACAAAACAAAACACGTTGATCTTAATGACAAAGCATTAGGCAAAACATCTAGCAATAGGTATGGTAGTGATAGTGATAGTGATAGTAATGGTATGACTAAAACATTTGATGACCAATTTAATCTTGATGTAATTGGAACTTCTTATTGTAGATCAAGAGCAATAGCTTGTACTCAAGATG